CAAGTCTGCCAAATGGTTTACCATTCTTGTTATGTCATTACTAAAAACGTTTATGTATGCTTGATATTCAATATCTGACATCATTTTTTGAAGAAAGATTTTCTTTTTTATGCCTATATTTGCGTAGTCGTACTTGTTGTATCTATAGTTATGTTCCATCCGTCTTGATAATTTCTTAAACGTTCTATTATTTCTCTATCTATTTGTCTAGCTATTTGCTCTGATAATAAAGCAAATAATTCGCTTTCTGCTGCGTTATTTTCAAATATTGAAATGTCGCCCAGATTGCATGTTACATATGTTTTTTTGCAACATGGCAAAAATTCGTAATCATATTTTTTATAACTATACTTTCCCATACTCAATAACTTTTACTTTCATGCCTTTTTCGGTTGCTATGTCAATCATATGCTTTGTTCCATGAGATTTTCCATCCCAAAATGCAATCAATGCATCTGCAAACTCTGCCATTTGTTCATTTCTCCTAAAGCCAGCAGCCTTTCCAAACTTTTTCCAATCAGCAGGAAAAATCTCTAAATCGAATCCTTCGTCTTTAGCGTACTTTTCCCCAAAAGCATCAGCACCTTTCGCATGACCACTTACAATAATAATATTATGGGTTTTCTTTTTTTCGCGCAAAGCACTGTTACAGTTTTCTCTTAACAATCTATAGTCGTTGAACCCTCTTGAACCAGCAACTATAACCTTATAATTCTCTTTTTTAGAAGCCATATATATTATATTTACATTTTTCCCACAATTCACAAGGAATTACAAATTTTTCATCAAATTCCTCTGGTAATGTTCCATCTTTTGACGGAAATAATATTTTCCAATCTTTATCTGGGTGCAAGCAGCAAAAATCTCCATCCCACCAATGAAAATGCCTACAATTTAAGCAACTTTTATCTTCCATTTTTCACTTTTTATTCAAATATACAAAAAAATGTTAAAAAAACAAAAAAAAAGAGATAAGAAAAAATTCTTATCCCTTATCTTACCATGAAATTAAATGGCATTGGCTTCATCTGCAATACCTTTAATAAACTATCATTCATGTCTGCTTGATTCTTCATCAAGTTCCAAGGCAGCATTCTATCAAGTCTTTCTTTAAGTTCGCTTAATACTCTCTCCTTATCTTGTTTTCCAAGGTCAAGAAGCATATTGTAATCCATCTGCATTTCTGCTTCAGGTATCTTAACAACACCGCTATATGTACCACGAATAATTCCCAATGTAATCATAGCTTCAGCAACCAACAACTGTCTTACCGTTTGTTGAGTTGGCTCATTCATAAGTTCATATCTCATTTTGTTAAGCGGAACTTGGTCTGGAGTGATTAAAACATTATCTTTATTATCCAATAGGCACTGTTCAACTGTGTTATCTCCATCTGCTGATACATCATAATAAGTGTACCAACAATAACAAGAATGATACCTATTCCATCCCCATGTGTCATCGGCTGCAATGCCTCCAACCATATTAGGAGAACCAGGAGTAGACAAAAGGTGTACCAAATGCGTTCCATCAGGACCAGCCGTCACTTTATAAGCCAAATCACCTCTTAATAACGAGTTCTTATATTTCAAGTCAGCGGCCATCAATGCTGTGTCGTATGAAGAACCAATAAAAAAACCAGTAATACCCATACCATTACCCATGTTACCATATTGTCCATAGCCTCCTGCAATACCTGTGTCCAAAGTTCCCAAGTTACCATATAAAGCAGCCTTTGTTGTTGAAGGAGTTATATATAACACTCTATTGATTTCTCTACCTGCTGGTATAACATATACTTGCTTTCCTTTTTCTATTTGGAAAAAATCTTTTTTCAACTCCCATCTTGTACCACGCTGCTGCAATCCAACCTCTTTTGAAAACCATTCAGACCAATCTCTTGACCAATCAAGTGTTCTTGTGCTTAATGCAAACGCAAGTTCAGCAGGATTACCAATTAAATTGCCATTACCCATCATATTCAGCCACTGGGATTCGATTACCCAGTTCTGTACATATGATGCGTAGTCACCAACAGCAACCTCTAACAAATCGCATAACTGTTCATCTTCCAATTGAACAATTCTAATTGGTGCGCCAATTTTTGTCCTTACTATTCTAAATAAATCCTTAAGTTCGTTAGTAATTGTCATAAAATTAAAAACTTTAATTACTTATAAATATTTATTTAAAATTAAATATATTACTTATGTTAATAATAAACGAAAACATACTGAACAAGGCAATAAAAGACACCATTAATGAAATGGTTGACGAAATTTTAAGAGACACGCCACACATATATCATAGGACTTTGACACACCCACAATATTTTGATTTTGAAGTAAATCACCCAGAATATACAGACCACTTCTTTATGGATAGAAAAGAAAGAATTACAGCATTACAAAATATTTTTGGAGGCTTTGGTCAAACTTATCTACAAGTTTGGGTAAAAAATGGTCACGAAAGCGGTCCTGAGATACATACAATAACCACAAATGGCATAGTAATAGAACGAAACAAAAAAACTAGAAAATTTGTTACAGCATATGCATTAGAACCTTATTCATTGGAAGAATATTATACACTAAGAGGAAAAGAAGTTCCTGACGATATTCTTAGAATAGTATGTTTAAACGTTATTAGTGGCGTTAATGATAAAACATCAACAGGAGGGTCTAATACGCCTAAAATTGGGGCGTTGTATTACTTTAAAACTCATCTTGGCCTAAGTATAGAAACTTACTATGAAATAATTCAAAAATATAAGGAAAACGAATATCTTAAAGCATTATTTGAATGTGGCGCTATAAATAAAGAACTTTATGACCGCTATCAAGCAATACAAGATAAATTATATCCTCCAGAAACTGAAGAGCAACCTGAAGAGCAGCCACAAGAGCAACCTGAAGAGCAACCTGAAGAACAGCCTGAAGAGCAGCCACAAGAGCAACCTGAAGAGCAACCTGAAGAACAGCCACAAGAACAACCACAGCCTGAAATTTACCAAACACCTGCCGAGACTAAAATGCAGAAGTTTAATCAGGTTGGACAGATTTCACCGGAGCAATTAGCAAAAATGCTACAAGACCGTAAAAAAGACAGAAGAAGAAGATAAAAAAAGAGCAACCTTAATTGGCTGCTCTTTTATTTTATTCGTCAAATGTCTCTTCTTCCTCGAAACTAACATCTGCTTCTGTTATATCGGCTACAACTGCTTCATCGTCTTTCTTCCTTTGTTTCTCCAATGACTCTAGTATACGTTTTATATTATCTTTCTTATACTTATCAATTTCACTTTCAGAAATAAGCCCATTATGAACGCAAGCCATAGTTCCTTCATAAGTAACGTTATATGGTGTTGGCAATTGGTTCTTAGTAACCTTTACCTTTGTTACAATACCATACTTAAAATTCTCTCCCTTTGCTGTTGCTTTTAATTCCTTTACAGCTGATTTTGCAACGCCTCCAAGGTGAATAATAAGTCTTGCTCCATAATACATAGTCTTACCACCTTTTAACTCAATAGATGGCACGCCAGGCATTCCATTCATCGAATCATTCCATATTTTATTAACGCAGAAGAATGTGTTTGTATATGGTTCACTTACCTTTCTTGACGATGGTATTCTATTATTGATAAGATTATTAAATGCTTGTGATATTGCTCCTGCATCAAACATATTATTACCAGACTTACTTGCAAGAGACTTGAACGACTGAATTGAGCCAATACTATCCCAAATAAAGCAAATTGGCTGCATTATCTTTCCTTCGTCTTGGAAATCAAGTATTGTATTCATTGAATACGCAATATCTTCAAGCACAGCCTCTTTTCTCTTCTTAGAAACTTTCTTTCCTGCTGAGTAATCCATATCTCCATATTGTTCAGCCAAAATGGTTGAATCATAATAGATGACGTTTTCTGCTCTGTAGTTTACAATACCTTCTGTAGTTTCTCCAGTTTCATCGTCATAGATTTCTCCATAGATAGGCTCTGCCTTAACTCCGCAGTCCATTGCATACTTCCAATCAAAGTTACCCTCTGTTTCATAAACAACTGATAATATACCTTCCCTTTGGCAAGCAGCAATAAGGCAATTCTTAATTGTTGATTTACCTGTATTAGACCAACCTGTTGTTATTGTCAAATAACCTTTTGGTATTCCAGGTATCTTTAGTGCGTCTTCAAATGCACTTGGTAGAACTATAAACTCAGTAGCCTTTTCAGCATTTGATGTTTTAAGTTCGCTCATTTTAATCGGGCCTTTTGGCGTTTCTGTGTTAAAACCTAACAATGATTTAATATCGTCAGTGCTTGGCTTTGTAAACACTTTTTTCTTTATAGCTTGTTTCATAACATTATTATTTTTTCCTTATTAAATCTTTCCATTCTTTTCTACATACAGCATGATACAAATCGTCACCACCTACTAATATTTGGCTACCTTCTGTAATTATAGTTCCATCTTCACTAAATCTAGCATTTATTGAAGCCTTTTTTCCGCATTCGCATGTAGTTTTAATCTCTTCTATGTCATCTGCCAATTCAAATAACCTTTTAGACGCTGGAAATAGTTTAGATTTAAAGTCAGTTCTTAGTCCAAAACACATAACATTAATCCCTAAGTAATCAACTATATCAGACAGTTGGTCAACTTGTTCTTCCTCTAAGAATTGACATTCATCTACCAATATCCATTTAACTTCCTTTCCTTGTGTAGCCATTAAAACATGGGTAAAATCATCTACCAATTCATACAGATTGATATTTCCATCAATTGATATGCAATCTCTCTCCAGTCCTGCTCTTGATTTAACTTTATCTAATCCGTCTCTTGTATCAGCAGAAGGCTTAAAAACAATAATTGGAATATTCTTTTCGTCAAAGTCGTGGGCAGTGGCCAACAATCTTAACGATTTAGAACTGCCCATGACTCCATAATAAAAAAACAATTTAGCCATTAATTGATGCTCATTTCATTAGAATGGCAAGTCATCTTCGCCATTAATTATTATACCTCCCATAGTTTTGTCTTCCTTTTTACTATCTGCAAATTCAGAAAAGTCCTTTGTATGCTCAGTAAGATTCTCTTTTATTTCCTCTTCTTCTGCTTTCTTATCCTCTTCTGCCTTTTCAGCACTATCGACATACATGTTCTTGTTTTTATCGAACACTGGAACGCCACCATTAACTACAATTGACATGTATTCATACGACTTAACCGTATAAACTTCATCCCACTTCTTAGCATCATTAATCCAAGACATTCCAACATCGTAGTCCTCAGTTAAAGGAGTCTTATCTTCATCATCAACAATCTTTGTTACTGTTTTTCCGTTTGTGTCCTTTGACAACGTGATTATCAAATCCTTTCCATCGTTAACATCAAAAATGTTGCTGGTTTTTCCCTTTCTTTCTGCTGCTTTCTTTCTCTCAAAATAGATGTTCATTATCTTATCATAAATTCCATCCTTCTTTGCTGAGTCGTTAAACAGCCAAAACTTAGCACCATCCTCTTCATGCCCTCTTTCAATACAGCGCACAATCCATGCTGCCTTTGCTCTGTTCATAAACTCAATGTCACCAAACTTCTTCTTTTCTGATTCAGAAATTGATGGATTTCGCCTTAATTCCTTTGCTTTTGCAGAAACCTCACAGAATGGGCACTTATCTCCCATTTCGTTGTGTGGTGGGCACACGAAAGTACGCCAACCTCCAGGACTTAATTCCTTGTTGACCTTAACTGTGTGAATAAAAACTTTTTTGAAAGGACTACCGCCCTCTGGGGAAAATGGCAGTAATCTAATTGTTAATGTTTTAGTAGTTTCTCCTTGGTTTAACCTTGCTTGCAAATAGTTCTTAGGGTCAAACTCAGTCTTTTTCTTGTTGTTTCTCTCTGAATTAGAGTTCTCTTTCTCGTACTGTTCTGTCACAGCATTAGCGTCAATGTTTGCGCTCAAAATCTTTTCTCCCATAAATTATTAAAATATTAGAATGTGCTAATAACGCACTTAAATTTACCTTACAAATATACAAAAAAATTGTTAAAAAACAAAATATTTTACCTACATAAATATCTAGAAAACATAAAAAAAGTGGCATTTAAGCCACTTCTTTTATGCTATTATAGTCCAAAAATCTTTTTTATATCTTGATTAAACTTATCGTCAATGTCGAAACTATCTGCTATCTCTCTTTCATTAAAATCATCAACGTCATTGTTTGTTATAACATATTCATGACTGGTTGGTTCTTCATTATCAGAGTATGCTGAATAGTTGCTTGTTGCTTCCTTGTTCTGCCAATAATCTGATGGATATTCGCCAAATGGGAATGACTTTAATGAACGAAGATTTAACTTTTCAATTTGAGTAGGATTCCTTTTTTCAAATTCAGCCTTTAAGTCTGAAATTTCTTGGTTATTCTTATCAAACATACCTTGAAGATTTTCGATTGCGCCGATAAGTTTTTCAATTCTATCGTCAACCACTCCTAAATCTCGCCCTACTGAATTAACTTTGTCGTTTACCTTCTCTTGAGCCTTTGTTAAATCGTCAACATCAATAACGTCTTCTTCTTCCTCTGGCTCTTCTTCATCTAAACCACCTTCCATTCCTTCAGGCGCAGGCGGCATACCTCCCCCCATTGGGTCTTGTCCATCCATTTGCTCAGGTGCAGGTGGCATTCCACCATCCATACCGCCACCTGGTGCCCCACCAGCATCAGGTGTTGGCGGCATGTCGCCCCCCATATCACCTCCTGGTGCGCCACCACCCATTGCGTCTCCCCCAGGAGCAGGTGGCATACCTCCACCCATATCCCCTCCAGGTGCTGCACCTTGTTCTTGGTTATTTGGGTCATCGTCAGCCTCTTCTAATGGTGAATAACCAAAGGACTCTCCGATTGCCCTCATAAACTTCATATGGGCTTCAAATAGGTTATTATCTTTTAGGTATTTATAGTCAGTCATTGGTGATTAT